AAATCTTTAATTAATTTTCTAAACTCTTTTATTCCCTTCTTAGCATCTTTAAGTCTTGGAGGTGGTTCCTTTAATGAAAAGACTGCATCTCCCCCTTGTTGCTCTGTCTGATTTGGAAATAAATCACCAACAACATCCTCACTTGGTATAGGTTGATTGCTTCCAGCTTGCAATGATGCAAGACCAGATAAGGGTTCAGTAGCGGGTTCTTTCCACATTGGTGGAATATCGTCACCATCATCACCAGTTAATAAATTAACACTTCCAACATCTTGACCAGATGCATTTCTAGTAGCCATATTCATAGACTCTACTGCAGAATCAAAAACATCTTTATCATCTGAAAATAATACACTATACATATCATCACTAGCGTATAGCTCTGCACCACCTTCCTTGGGGTCATAATCGGGTGCTAAAAAATCTGGAAGCTCAGTAGATGTAATATTACTATAAGCATCTATATTAGAACCAGTATTATCATCGTCAAACTTTAATATAGTATTTAGTGTATTGTTAAGTTTATCTAGTTGTGCTATGTTATCAGCTAATGCTTCATCAACAGATACTCCACTTTGTTGTTGTACAAGGAGTTCTGAGTTAGTTTTTCTTAAGGCTGTTATTCTAGGTACTAAGGAATTGATTTTTGCCTTATCTAAAGGAGTTAAAGTTCCTTTTGTTAAATAACTTCTACTTAAATATTGATTATATACATCATCATTTACAAATAAATCTAGAGCTTCAGCTTCACTCATAGGATTTTCAGGGTTAGTTTTGTTATATATATCCATCCTACTGGTTATTTCATCAAATGTCCTAGAGCCAGCAGACTTAAGATTTGAGACATAATTTCTAACATCTTGTTTTGCTTTAGGGTTTTTAATGTCTATAAGATATGATTCTACATCTATATTGCGAAGCTGCTTAGCATCCATACCAACCAAAGATTCGTCAACATATCTCTTACCTCTGTTATATGATGATGTTCTCTGGTTATCTTTAAAAATTAATTCATTACGCTTACTTTCTTCTATTCTTAAGTCATTTTCAAGTTTACGTTGTTTTAAAGAATCTTGATATCTTTGCTCATTGACATCCATTTGCCTTTCAGACAACCTCAATCTAGCATCAGCACGCTCTTGTTCTTTTTGTGCTAATTGATAAGATGGGCTAGCATACTTAGCAATCTCTTTTAGAAATATATCTAATCCGCTTTCTGGTTCTTGTAATACTATTCTACTTCCGTTTGCCATATTAATTCCTTACTAGTTTTGTCGTTCCCATAGACCTGTACCTGCATTATAAACATAATACCTACCAGATGGAGTAATTACAGTGTCTGCTTCTTCAGGGTTTTCTGGGAATGTAAAATCACCTATCGAAGCTCCGGGCTGAAAACTTCTACTAGCTTTAGTTGGGTCTACTGAAGAAAACTCCTCCATTCCCGCATCTGATTGTTGTACTTGAGCTAGGAATTGTAGTGCATCAGCTTCAGAATCTGCTTTAGAAGTTTCCATTATACCAGTTGAATCAGTCTCATATTCTTTTTGAGCCCTTTTTCTTATATCTTCTATAGATTTTTTTCTTCCACCAAATTTGTCGAAACCCATTCCGTAGCTAGATGTATCCGCTGTAGCTGTTGCAAGTTCTTGAGATATATCAGCTCTTAACTGACCAACATCCCCTAACGCTTCAGTTGGGTCATATGCATATAGGTTTTCAAATTGTTTTCTTGTTTCTGGGTCTGTAGGTTTAAACCCAAATGTGTCATAATATTCATTTATTGAATCTGATGGAGAATATCCACCATCTTGGTAATTCATTAAGCCACCTTCTTGATACCTAGGCATATGAAAACCTACACTACCTTCTTGATATCTTTTCTGTATAAGGTCTAAGGCTTCTAATGCCTTACTAACATCAGTTTGACCAGACTCTTGTAGGTAATCTAACATATCTCTCTGTGATTTAGGAAATGAATACTCACTAGGACTAGCGTAAGATAGTAAATTTTCAATATCTTGAAACTCATCCATAGCCATAGCTAATTTATCTTGCACACCTAAACCGCCTTCCCTATATTCATTTTTCTTTTTCTTAGACATACCTCCGTACATATAGTTATCCATCATTCCACCTTCTTTCATATATCCCATACGGTTTCTAACTTCTTCTGGTAGGTTCATCAAACCTTTATTACCTTCAGGTGCTTTCTTTAGAACTTTACCACCTTTATTCATCATAGAGGTCTGTCTATCCATATCTACACTTCTTTGGTTAGCTAAGGTATTTAATGCTAATAGTTCATCTATTGCTGAGTGACCATGTTCTCCTTGGGGTACTAATCCACCACCCATATATCCTAGTCTATCTATATTATTTATCATATCCATATTCTCTTTACCTATTTCGTCCACCGCTTCTTTACGGACTACATATTCTCCTGACTTAAGCATTGCTGGTATGTTGTCTAATTGAGCCATTATAGTATCCTTTTACTATATGGTGTTTGATTCAATAATCCGCCACCCATATAATTATTAACAGAGCCTCCATTCATCCTAGAAGCAAGATTAATTGATTGCGAGCTTACATCCATAGGTTTCCTAAATGAAAAATCACTAAAGTCAAGATTAAATTTGCCATACGCATCACTAAATAATGATGATTTATTTTTTTCTAACGGATTAAGTACTTTATCCAGTTCACTATATATATCAGTAGCTCTAGCTTTATCTATAGTTTCTAATGTTTTAGATACTCCACTAGGAGCTGTTGGTACGCCCATTTGCAAGTCAGTGCCTTGCCTAACTCTTTCAGCGTACTCACCAGTTGGAGTAGAGCCAGATATAGCTTTTAATTTACCAGTATCTTGTATATAATCCCCAATTCCACTCATAAAAGCAGTAGAAGCACCTCTGCCTAAAGCCCTTCCAGCTAATCCCTCACCTAACTTATCTCTATAATCTTGTATATCTTCAAAGCTACTAGATAAAAAGCCCGTTGGTGATTCTATTTTTTTATCGGGAACAGAGACTCCCCCTAAATATTCTCCTAAAGCAGAAAAACCCGCTGACCCTATTCCCTTCATAATGGCGCTACCAACAAGACCCATCTGACCTAGAGGAGTTGAAGCTAATAAAATTGGAGCAACATAACTTCCTAAAAGACCACTTACTGTGCCTAAAAGACCTCTTCTCTTTGCTTCTTTTTGAGCATCCCTAGACGCTTCATCAAGGCTTTTTTCAGCACCTTGAACACCTCTTGTTATAAAAGAACTTCCTAATATATTCTTAGCTCTTCTTGACATACCTCCTTCTTGGTACATCTGAGGTCTCATATATCCTCCGCCCATATATTCGCTTATAGTATTATACTTCATATCTTTACCTATTATATAGTTATTTCAACCTTCCAAACTGAGGTTACATAAAAATCTACTGTGTCATTTCCGGGGTCTGTGGCAAAATCAACAGATATCCCAACTTTATCACCTGCTTCAACTCTCGGATTATTGTTAAAATCTGTTCTATTTATTGTTATAGCTGTGTCATTTGATAGAGTATCTGTGTATGTGTAATTTGCAACTTCGTCTGCAGTTTGGTCATTATCTTGTTTATAAATTTTAAACGTCAAGTCATATGTCATGTTATCTAATGGTTCAGCTCTAAATAATATCTTATGGCAAGTCATATTAAAAGGAACTAAGAAACCAGATGTTGAGTTATCCATACTAGTCTGCTCACCAGTACCATTCCAAGGCAAGTAAGTCTCGTTACCATCTGTGTTCTTGGAGTAATTATGTATAAAAACTCTATAGTCTGTGAACTTATCAGTATACTTTAAGGCATTAGCAGTTAAGGTTTTATCAACTATTTGGTTTCCATCTGACGTCATATATACCTTAAATAGTTTACCAAACTTCTTTCTATACAATGCTAACTGACTATTAGATTTCTTTTCTATTGCTATTTGACCATCCAACATACTACCAACAGAGGGCTTACCATTGAACTCAACAGAACTTTGCTTGGTATTGTTAATTCTTCTTATAATCCTTTCAGACATTAAGTTACCTCTTTACCCCTAATAACTCTATACTGTATGGTCATATCATTTATTTCAAATGTACCTGTAGTTGGTGGTACAAATTTAATTTGTATACTCTGGCAAGATATGGTAGAAGATGGAGTTAACGTAACCACATCCCACTTATTACTAGTATCTGCAAAATTGCCAGTAAAAGTACCACCTCCATCTCCACCAAAGTTTTGTTTACCATCTACTGCATATTTAAAAGGAGTTGTTTCAGATGAGTTTGCCTTATAGGTAACTATTACTTTATATATCTTCTTTACAAGACCGGGTTGCCCAAAGTCTATATCTCCAGTTACAAATACTTGGTCTTCTTTATCACTTTCAATAGGGAGAAACTTTTTGAAGTTAACATCTGATGTATCTCCAGTAACATTTATACCTACAGTTAAGTTATTGTTCCAGTCTGTTATAAAGTTGGTCATATGCTCACTATCTGTAAAAATCTTATTATGAAATGCCCAAGCATCTGTGTCAAAGTCATATAAGAAACCAGCATTAGCAGTTCCAGCAGAATCACTAGGACTTTTTAAAATTAATAAAGAATTACTTACTGAGTCGTAACCTATCATTGGGTCTTTAACTCCTGCTGAATACCATAACTGCCAATTACTAAATGTAGAACCAAAAGATTCTTTACTAACAGCTATCTTTCTACCTAATAAATTTTTTACACTAGAACCATCATATAGGTAAACACCATTGGCGGCTACCCAAGCTATTCCATTATTTGTTCTAGTTACACTATATGGAAAATTTACACCATAGTATTTAAAAGTATCTTCCAAGTACCAGTTATATATACTTGGACTTGATATATTTATTATGTGAACTAAATTGTTTTTAAAAGCTAGTAACCTATCAGCAAATGATTCTAATGCTGTATATTCACCATAGTCACCCTTGGAAACATCTATAAAGTTATGTTCTAGAAATGTATCAAACTTACCTATTTCACTATACATTATTCTATCGGCAAACTTTTCTACTTTTCCAGACTTGCCTTTAGTTCTTACATTAGCTACAAATGCTCTTCTATTAGTTACAATAGATGCTTTATATAATTCACCTATACCACCAATAGAAACAAAATTTACATCTGGACTAAACCCATTAATAGTCTCATACGTATCTATGTTTGGCTTTAAACAATTTCCTGTTACTTCACCAATGACATAAAAACCATCTCCAGCTTCATAAGTCCAACCTATATGGTCTCCATCTAAGGTTGTCCTAACTCCCTTTTCAATATCTATATCAGCTAATAGTATAAGTTCATCACTTGTATCGTGTAATCTGGTGTATATTCTACCTCCAGTTACCCTGCCATTATAGGCTAAGTCTGCATATATTGACAATTGCATAGATTCTAAGTCATTTACAGGATGAGTAAATGGAACAATTGTAGATGCCCCATTTCCCATTCTAACAGGAATAGATTCTTGATTACCATCGTATATAAAAGATTGATAAAATTCATACTCTCCAGACTCCCATTGACCCTCAGCAGTACCCTTATCTACACCTATGTTAAAACCTAACCCTCTTTCTATTATTGGAGCATCTTGGTCTGCATATGAATGTGGAGCTGTTCCAGACAATGCTCCACCATATGACCTTTGATATGTTATTCCACCACCAGCAGAGCCTGAAGTTTTTAAACAGAAAAGAAATTCCTTTGGATACTCTCCTAGCTCTCCAACATTTCCACTAACATCATTTATAGATATAACTTCACCAACTACAGACTGGTCTAAAACATTTGCAGTAGCGTTATCATTTTCGAATGTAAATGATGTGGCTGTAGTATTGTGTGCTCCATTTAATTGAAGATTATTAACAGTCCCATCTAAATCAGCGTCATCACCAGCTCTCTTTGCTTTTGCGACTCCCCTATGGTCTGTATTGTAGAACGCAGTTGCATTATCAGTACCATCATGACTTGTGTGACCATAAGCATATGTAAGTGAATTGGTTGATTTTGGTGGGTCTAGGCTATTAGGATGTTCTTGCCATTCAGAAAATACTAGCCCTACTGATGCAGATTCTGAGTTAGCACTTGAGAATTGCTGTCTCTCTATATAGCCAAACCATTTAACTAAACTAGAGTTTTGTTCATTTGTATCACAAACTCTTAATGATTCATCTGCGAAATGGAATATATATTTAGCGTTATTTCCAGATATAGTAGGACTAATAGCCCTTGCAGTCCAACCATTATCTTTTGCGGTATAGTCAGTAGTAGCATTTCTAGACCAAATATCAATTCCACCAGCACTATCAACATCACCTAGTGCACACATTTTATCACCAAGTCTAGAAATTACTTCTATTTCTGGGTCTCCACCTGAGTTCTCACTAACTATAGGAGTTCCTTTTAGTATGTAATAAACATCACTACCATCTTCTGTTATATCTGTTATTGTAAAAACTCCATTATTTTTAGCAGTGCCAGATATTCTTATATTATCTCCAATACTTATTAATGAACTTGTATGTATAGTACTGTTTGAAGAACTAGTACCACCTGTTAACTTCATGTAACTTTTTGATGGAACAGCCATTAATTATTCTCCGCCATACTCTGGTGCTGTTATAGTATCTGGATTTGACTTAACCGCAACGAAACTTATTTGACCATTAGATGTTCCTAGGGCTAAAGCTGTTCCAGATTTTGTTTCTATTATAGTCTGGTCAGAGTCTCTACTATGGTCAGATTCAAAATAAAATAAACCATATCCACCACCACCATTTATATTAGTTGTTGACTCCACTATGTACTCTGACAATGTTCCAGAACCAGTAGACTTAACAGAGTGTGCAAATAAACCACCTACTGTTTTTATTTTACCTATTGAATCTACAGACATATTTTCTATAACCGAGTATTGATTAGGTGCTAAATCTCTAGGGTCTCTCCTATTATTCATACCACCAGACCAATCTCTAACAGTGTACATTTGCTTAGCCATTAATCAAGTATCTCCACATGAACTAGGTCATCAAAGCCATTATCTTTTACATCACCATCACTATCCCAGTCTCCTCCCCATCGAACCTTGACACCAAGCTGTTTAGCAATACCACGAATCATTCCACCCATATAGTGAAAGCCATCACGGTTTTCCCAATCTACTGGATAGGGAGCTAAATCAACAGCCTTACCCTCCATATGCTTAGAGTACTTCACCTTCGTTGCTCCCTTAGCCAGTAGCTCTTTCTGTCTTTCTTCACTACGCAATCCTTCTATGATGGTAACATCCATTATCTTAATAAGCTCATTTAGTACATTGACCAGTCTAGAATCAACGCCCTTAAGACGTTCTTTACTTCTCTTTCCAAATTTAAACATAGTTATTTCTTCTTTCTTTTCTTAGCTGTTTTAGCAGACCTCTTAAAAGCCTTAGCTGTAGGAGCACCTTTAGCACCCTTCTTTCTCATTTTTTCACCACTACCAGCTTTTATTCTTTTTCTTTTTGCGTGTATATTAGCGTACAATCCTTTCTTTTTCTTTTTCTTAGTAGCCATTATTTACCTACCTTTTTCATTGCTATTTTATGAGATTGCCCAAACGTCTTTCCTTTCTTCATAGACGCTACCATAGACCTTAAATGTTTTACAGTGTGATGCTTTGAATGTTTTTTCATAGCACTAGCTTGTCTATTTGTCAGACCAGATACGGACACACCTTTTACTTTTTTAATTGCCATAATCTACCACTTAACCTTATTAGCCCAGTAAGCCGCAGACATTTTACCTTTAGCTATATTCCTACCGTGCCTTGCTTTAAAAGATTTACGTCTTGCTTTTTGTCTAGCTGACTCACCCTTCTTTGGTTTACCAGCAGTCTTAACACCCTGTTGACCAAATCGTATTGTTTTTACCTTTGAACCAACTTTAGCAACTACGACATGAGACTTCTTTGGATGATTAGGTGTTCTCTTTGGCTTATTATATCCGGATACACCAGCTCGGGAGAGTCTTGAGTCTTTCTTCTTTGCTTTTGGCATCTCACTTACCTTTGAATATTCCTTCTAATACATCTGTTACCACATCTACCATTTTCTCAAAGAATATTTGTTCTTTTTCTTCAGAGACAAAAGGTATGTCAATCTTTTTATTTATTGCAGTAGCTATACTATCTGACATTTCATCAGATGATAAATGATTCATAACTTCTTCTTTCATTTTATCTGCTTGCTCTTCAGCTAACTTTACTAACATTGATTTAACGTCCATTATTGTTCCTTTCTTATTTTAACTATTTTATGACCAAGATATACAATGCTCATCGTTGCGACAATACATTGTAATAATAAATTAATTTCAGCTAAATAAACGCCATAGTTGGCAAATGATATAGCAGATACTTTTAAACTGTCCATTAATGTTTCCCATTTATTCTAGATAAAGAACCTTCAATCCTAGATACTTGATTATCTAAATCGTTTATTTCTTTTGTAATAGCATCAAACTTTCTATCTAATTTATCATCAGATTGATTCCATCTAGTAATTAGTTTTATAATCATTCCTTCCATATTCTCTAACGTTTCTGATTGACCAGCGTTTTCAATTTTAAGAGCCTCCAACGTCTCTTGTTGTCTTGCTGATTTATTCGAAAGAGAAACTACTAGGTAAACAAACATAGCACCAACTACGCCTATCATCCCAGCTTCTCCATATACCGCCATAAAATCCATTATTTTTTCTTCTTTTTCTTACCCCAGCTAAAGGGGTTTAGGTTTAATTCTTTTTCGTAAAAAGCTACTTTCTCAGCTAGCTCTTCTCTTTCAATTTTTTCTTCTGCAATATGTTTACTGAGTAAGTTTTCAATTTGCTCATCAGCTGTCGCAACTTTATTTTCCAGTGATTTAATTCTACTTTCAACTTGCCAATAACCATAGACCAGAACTGCAACGAGGACACATCCTTGAGCAAGCCACTTAAGGTTAATGCTAACAATGGCGTTATCATCAAGAACGGTAGCACGATAACTTCTGGCTGTATCTGGTTTGCCACTCATTTAACCATTATATGTATAGTAAATAACTATATTGTAACTTGTGTTAATATTTTCAGAGTTCATAATATCCTTGACTTAAACCAGTTCTTAATTCTTTTCCAAAGAGAAAGTTTTTTCATTTCAGACCTTCTCTTCATTCTATAAGTTCTTCTTACCCTCTGTAAGCTATGCATACTGCTGTAGAGTCTGTGTGGTTTACGATTCCGTTAAAGTTACCATACAATATTTCACCGGGTATTAGACTTACAAAAGCACTAATATCATCACCAATGTTAGATGTTACTTTTATTTTTAAAAATTCAGTAGTTCCTTCAGTATCTTTTCCTAATGCCTGAATAGCTATCCAAGAACCTGTATCTGGAGTAACAACAGTAGTGTTGTGCTCTGCTATCACATCAAATCCATTCTGACCTATTAAAAGATTAGAAGCTTCTTTTTCTGTGTATTTATATAATCCAGTACTCATTTAAATCTCCTACAATACCATCCACCAAGCTATAGCAGTTTCAACTATAAGGTCAGATGCTGTGTTATAAGCCCATTTCTCTTTAGTTCCATAAGTTTCTTCATCGCCTTCAACAAGCCATTCAAACACTTCCCATAATACACCAATAACAAATACGCCAAACACACACCAAAAGTCACTCCAATTTAACCATTGAAATATCTTACATAGAAACGCACCAGCCGCTAAATGGTATGATGTCCAACTATCTAATTGACCTGTTTTAATCTGCCAAGAAACTAATTTTGCTATAGGGTTATTCATTACTTAGAGCCAAATACTTTAGAGAAAAAACCTTTCTTTTTCTTTTTGCCTTTTTCAGCTAATTTCTTACCTTTTTTCTTTTTCTTCTTAACATCATCAGCATCAGCAATTTGCTCATACTTTTGAGGTGTAGTAACTTCAGCAGGACTTCTACCAGTTAAGGCTAGTAATACTAAAGAAATTAATACAGTTAATAGACCTTTCATTTTATACCTTTATATGTTTGGACACTTCTTCATTGCCACTTAGTTGAGGAACTATTCTTGATAATAATTCCGATTTAGTTTCACTGGAACCATATGAGATTCCACGTTTATCATAAAAATCTTTTATTTCTGATTTTGTATTATCCATTGTAGGGTAATCTGATTGACTCGTAGCAACACCGTTTATTAAATGATGACCTCCTACAATTAACCTACCATGACCATCACCATGTTTTTTAGCACACTCTGCTACATAAAATTCTTCAGCAACCTTAAAGCTATTAGATTTTTTAGCTACCTCACCATCTACATCTACAAAGTATGTATATGACGAAGGGTAAGTCAGAGTCTCCTTAGACCCATCTGGATAAGTTTTTGTACGCTTTGCACCCGGAGTTGTGTTTCTATGAACCCTAATCCTATGACCCTGACTACACCTTCTTACAATCATTCTACTACTTCGACCTCTTCTTCAGGTTCTTCCAATGATGCACGAAGCAAATTAATAAATGCTTCTTTGCCAACTTGTAATTGGTCAGCCATAAAAGCGTTAGTATTCTGCTTGTTTTGCAAATCATTAATGTGATTTACCATCATTTTCTGTTTATCAGTCATATCTTCGATTACATACTCTTTATCATCGAGATTCAAGACTGGCTTTTCTTTTTGTTCTTTAGCCACTTTTGACTCCTTGTTAGTTAATTATTTTTTGCTATCTTCATACGCTTTTTTAACTGCATCTGTCCATAGTGTATCAGCCAATGCTTTTACCTCATCAGATTCGCCACTTACATCAGCATCTGGCATAAATGATGTTCTATGGTAAGAGAATGATATTTCTTCACCATCTTCTACAATCGCAGTTCTTGTTCGTTGTTGAATACATTTATATTCTCCACGAACTTCATAATCGTATGTTACTTTTTTTTCTAAAGCCATTATTTACTCCTTGCTATTATTCGTTTCCAATTATATATCCATATAATATTGAATTATTATGCCCAATAAGTAATTGACATATTTAAAGTTAATCCAGAAACATCATCATTTTGGGCATCTCCACCATCTGATAATTTTATTAATTCTATATAAGTTGCCCCAGCATTTGTTCTTATTCCAAATCCTTCTTCCTCTGCAAGCTCGCCATGATGAGGAGCATGATATACACCAGTATCATTTATATTATCATTAGCCGCCGCATAAGGCAAACCACCGATTCTTGGAATTGAGGTATTTGAAGTGGCTGGGTAACTAAAAGTAAGTTTAGCATGAACTACATTACCTATCTTTGTATATTTACCATAGGCAGTCGCAGAGGCAGTTAAACTTGCACCACTTACATCAGTAGGTGTCCATGTGCCTTCTTCATAATCGTCTAATGTGTTTGCTCCACCACTTGCTGATTGAGTTGCTGGGAATACAACCCCTTGACAATGAACTGCATTATTATCAGCCCTTACTGCCGCACCTTTATCGCTTCCCATAAAAATATCAGTTACATCTGCATTACCAAGTGTTACTGAGTTATTTGTTTGTGCCGTTGTACCTTTTCCAATAGCAGTTCGATTAGTAGCATCAGCCGCACCTATTGCCGCTTGATAGCCCACCAATGTGTTTCCAGAGCCAGTTGTAAGACTTGTTCCACTATTAATCCATCCAGCATTTTCTCCGATTAGAACATTGTCTTGCCCTGTACTGACCAAGTAACCTGAGTTTGCACC